CTGATGATGCTGGCAATACAATATATAAATTATACAGATACTGATGATACAGATACTGATACTTTTAATGATATTGGACAAAAATTATTTCAATCTGTTGAATTATCGGTTGGTGGTGTTGTAATAGATACGTGGACTCAATTGAACGGCAGCGCAACAAATGTGATACCATCATCGTCATCATTATTAAGCGAATATGATTATGATATGTTCAAAGTTAATTTTAAATTTCAGATTGATGATGTCTACAAAGTCTTTGAGAATTCAATGATTTTAGTTGTTGATGATCATAATGAAAATTTAAGCGCAATAACATAAGGTTATAAATTTTTATAAATTCAAATATTAAAATATTTAAATGAGTTTAATGCAGATAGTTTCATATGGTGCTCCAGACACTACTTATTTTATGGGAAATGATCATGAAGTAACATATTTTAAGGCGACATACAAAAGGCATACCAACTTTTCAGTTGCACCAGTCCATGTACAAATACAACTAATAACTTATTATGTAATACAGGTAAATAAAAAAAAGAGCTGTTATTTAAAGAAAATAAAAGGTGTTAAACCAACAAATTTGTATAAACCTGAAAAATGCGATTTGGAAAAGATTATAAAAATGTTCAGTAACGAAAATATAATAATGATAACAGATGCCCCAGATGATGACTTGAGTGAATATTAAAATATTAAATACACCTGTGTGGTTTTTAGTTTAAGACAACTTAAACGAATGTTATCTTTTTATATTTATAAATTCAAATATTTAAATGAGTGGTTTAATGCAATTAGTCGGTTATGGCGCTCAAGACTATTGTCCAAGTGGTGGTTTGTTCTTAAATGAATCATTACAATTAGCGCATAATTACAGTTTAATTGTGGAGAGTGATATAGGTGGATTTAAAATAAAAAGAATGATGGGGTGTGGTGTTGATTATGAGTATGCTGTCAGTGAAAATAAATTTAATCTAGATGAAATAATAAAAATTTATGAAAATGATCAATTAATTTATATATGTGACGATCCAGATGAGAATTTGTTGAGTTATTTAGGAATTTTATGAAATTTGTAATATGCCATTTGAATTAAATGGTTTGTGTTGATAAAAATTTTCTTCTTGTCTATTATATAAGTTAAATCAAATTTAAATGAGTGGTGGTTTAATGCAATTAGTCGCTTATGGCGCACAAGACATTTATCTTACAGGAAATTCTCAAATTACTTTCTTTAAAGTAGTTTATCGTCGTCATACTAACTTTTCTATTGAATCCATTGAACAAACCTTTGAGGGTGAAGTAGATTTTGGTAAAAAAGTCACCGTGAACATCGCACGTAATGGTGATTTAGTATCTAAGGCTATGTTGAGAGTTGTTCTTCCGGCTTTAAATCAAAGTCAAAATAGTTCAACTTGGCATGGTTGGGTTAATTCAATTGGTAATGCTTTAATTAAGAGTGTCGAAGTTGAAATTGGTGGACAAATGATTGATAAACATTATGGTGAATGGCTTGAAATCTTCGGCGAACTTAACTACAATGACTCCAGCATGAGAGTTTATAAAAATCTCATAGGCAAATATGATAGTGACGTTTCTCTGGAAACGAATGCTATTTCATCTAAGACTGTGTATGTTCCTCTTCAATTTTGGTTCTGTCGTAACCCTGGGTTGGCGTTACCTTTAATTGCTCTTCAATATCATGAAGTTAAAATACATTTTGATTTCCGTCCTTTGCGGGAATTAACACGCAGTGATGTTGGGATTACTACAGCTCAAGATACTTCTGAAAATACAGCTAAGATCACTCGTGCTAGTTTATGGGTCGATTATATTTATCTAGATACTGACGAACGTCGTCGTTTTGCTCAAGTTTCCCATGAATATTTGATTGAACAAGTTCAATACAATGGTGCTGAGGGTATTAGAGCCAATAGCACGGGTATCAATTGTCGTTTAGATTTTAATCATCCATGCAAAGAACTTGTGTGGGTAATTAATCGTGATACCTTGACAACTGCCAATACTTCAACTGGTAATAATTGGTTCAACTTTTCTAGTTCAACAGGAAGTGATACCATTCATGAAGCTAAACTTTTATTTAATGGTCATGACAGAATGAGCTCCCGTGATGCTCTTTACTTCCGTCAAGTTCAACCTTTTATACATCACACTAGAGCCCCCATGAAACACATTTATAACTATTCTTTTGCTATTAAACCAGAAGAACATCAACCAAGTGGCTCGTGCAACATGAGTCGCCTAGATAATGTTATATTAAACTTAGATTTCAATGGAGTCAGTGTTGTTGACAGCAAACTTACTATATTTGCCCCTAACTATAATGTCCTGCGCATTATGTCTGGTATGGCTGGATTGGCATATAGCAACTAAAATGTCATGAAGTATTTTAATAATAATTCAAATTGAGTTCCAGTAAATATACTTCACTTGAAGATAAACTAAATGAAGTCATAACAAAAATGTACTCACTAAATGTTGTTCCGCATAAAGTTCTTGAGTTTCTCAAATAATAGTTCACTTAATTTGAGATTTCTGAAATTATATCAGGAATGCTGATAATTTGTGAATTTAATTGGTTCAGCCAACAGAGGTTCATAAGTTTCAATTATTTGTTGGCATTCTTTATGTGTTAAGATATTTTCTAGGATTAAATACTTAAACATTAATTATAATTTATAAATAATAAAAATATAATAAAAGGGGTATAAAATTTACTCGTTTTCTTTAATAACATTTTCTTTAACATTTTCTGTAACATTTTCTTTAATAATTTTGCCAATTGTTGAAATTGATAAGATAAGATGCTTTGTTTCTTCCAATCTTTCTTTAATTTTTCTAGGGGACATTTTATCTTTATGTAATTTTATGATATAGAGAATATCATCATCTGTATATTTTTTATTTAATTTATTTTTTTTTGCAGTTTCCTCTTGAGTTGGATAATTATAATCTAATTCAATACCTTCTGATGTTTCTAGATATCCTTTAATAATTAATTGATTACTATGAACTTTAGCGTGACATTCTTTACATAGAACAACTAGATTAGATTCTCTATTTTTATGTATTGATCCAATCATTCCAACTTTATTAGCGGTACATTGGAATTGAATATGATGCACTTCTTCGCCTTTAGTTTGACATACTAAACACGTATCAACTCTCACATCACTATTATACTTTGATGTTTTTTGATTTAGAAGAGATCCAGATTGATCATGACTAATTTCTTTTCTAATTTCAAAAGCTTCTTTTAGGAAGTCTTCATCTAATCCCATTGCTTTGCATACTTCTAAACCATATGTAGAAGGACCAGAACCATCTTTTAATTTGCGGTCATATATTAGTTTTTTAGTGATATTATCATAGCGAACACTTAGATGTAGATTTTTAACATTTTTTAAACTAACTAAGTGGTGGTTATTTGCTAAAAAATGAAGATGTGTCGCAAAAATAAATTTAGCATTTGCGCTGGATAATCGTTTAATCCCAGCTGTAACAATGGCACTAGCTGAAACAGTTTCAGTACCAGAACATAATTCATCCCCTAGAACCAAACTTTTATTACTCGCTTTTTGTATAATAGATCTCAATTCGCTAATTTCTACTTCAAATGTTGATTGGCCTTTAAAAATATTGTCGTTATTCCAAATTCTAGTAAAAAGATAGTCGAAAGGATAATATTCAAATGACTTTGCAGCAACAAAAAATCCAGATTGCGCAAGAATTAAATTAATACCAACAGCTTTCATTAACGAAGATTTACCGCTTGCATTCACACCAAATAATAATATACCATCCGTTAAACCACCCAATTCCAAATCATTTGTAATATATGGCGTCCTAGTATTAATATTTTCAATAATGGGATGTCTAATTTCAGTAAAAGACAAGAAACTACCATTTTTGGGATCAGTCTTAATAGTGGGTTTAACATAAGAAAATTCTATAGCCATTTTAGCACCTGCTTTTAATACATCAACTTCACCAATAAATTTAGTAACTTTTGATAAAGATTCTAAATATTTAGTACCATACTCAACTATGGTTTCTTTATAAACCGCGATAATAGTTGATTTAAGATCTCCTTGGTCGGCTTTCAATTTCTGATTTAAACGGTCAAAAATTGAGTAGCTGGACGCGGCTGCAACTTGTTTTTTATTTTTGGATCCATCTTTTAAATTTACTATTTTATTGTCTAAATTACCAGGATCATCTAAAATTACTACAACGTCATTACTGCTTGCACATCTAGATTTATTTATTGAATTAATAGCACGAATATCAAATTCATATTTAATTTTAGTAGTACCATTTTTAACACTTTTCTTAGGAACTTCTAGAACTAATTTATTATTCGGATATGCTAGAGTTTTAGTTTTTAATTTATCCAAAAAAGTTATGAAGCGATTTTTAGTTAAATAAATGTGATGACCATATGTATCACTTTGATCATAACGAACAACTGTTTTCATGCTCAAATTAGTATCTTGTTCATTTATTACTCCATTCATCCAGTCAGCAAATGTTTGAAAGATTAAAATACTATGATCAATATCATATTGATGAGAATCTAATGTATCATTACAACCCGAACGAAAAAAATTGACATCTATTTTTTCCAGTGTGTTAAAGTTAGTTTTATCAAAATCATAGGTATTATCTAGTTCTTCTTTAGCCCTCATAAATGTTTTCCAAGTTTTTTCATTTGGTATTACTCCTTCTAAATGTTCCTTCAAATTGCTATTATTTTTAATAATATTTTGAATATATTTATATAATTCGATTGTTGCCGTGTAAGAATATGACATACCGCTTAGCTCAATTGGTTTAATTGTGCGCATCGCTATTTGACGGTGCAATCTTTCTAAATCACGAATTTTATTTAATATTTTTTCTAAATTTTGATAAACACTTTTATCTGGAACCCCATTTGAATCAATTGCCATTATTTCTTCAATCGCGTCATATCTCTTCTGAATTACATTCGGTTCTTTAATAGGATTTAATAAACGATCTCTGAAAATGCGGCCACCTATAACAGTACTAGTTTTATCAATAATTGTTAATAAAGAAGGTTCGCGATAATTATACCGATTTTCTACAACATTAAGCTGTTGAAGAGAATTATTTGCTAAAATTAATTGTTGGTTCATTTCCCAAATATCTGGTTTATGAATTTTATTTAAAACTACATTAGAATGATCCAGGATATACGTTAAAAGTAATAAAAGACTCAGTGTGCCATATTCTTTGAATTGAATTTGTAGATGTTCTAGAATAGAAATATTACTATTGTGTGGATATATTGTTTCAAAGAATTTTTCTTGAAACCCCCTTTGTTTTTCTGTTTTACCATGTTTTAATTTGTTAATTTGGTGTTGTCGATCATAAATATCTAATGATTTAGCTAAATCTTGGTCACTAATGTGATCTATGTTAACTGTTTCAACTATAATTTCTCGTGGATTTTTAGCTGAAACAAATTTATGAATTTCATCAAAAATAATAGAGGTTTGTTGGTCATACGCATAAGTTTCATAAACAGTTGTTTGTCCTGATAAACAATCCAGCGATGATAAACCTATATAAACTGTTTTTAATCCAGTTCCTTTACGGTTATTAACACTTTCAATGTAAATCATTACTAAAGTGTTGCTATCATCAGATGTTCGAATATTGGTACCGGGACTATAAACACCTTCCAATGATCTAGTGGTACCACTTCGCTGTTCATCTTGTTTTATAACAACAACAGTCCATCCATGATCATCCACTAAGATATTAACGTATTTGTCAATCATATAAAGGGGAAAACCACCCATAAAGACTTTACTTGCACTAGAATTATCTAGACCGACCTTTTTTTGAGAGACAGTAAAATTACACAGTTTTGAAATTTTATCTAGAACACCCAATTGTTCACCATTTGTAAGCTCAGCACCATAAATTTCGTAAAAATCACCAACCTGAATATAAACAACCGTTTTTTCACCAAATTGTTTTTGATATTTCTGTTGATCCTCAAAATATGTATCAATCAGTTTAATTGTCATTGATTTATATATATATATATATATATATAATGCTTTTAAGCCTTTTTCAAAATTTAAATTCATAAAAAATAAAATAAAGCGAAAAATTACTAATACATCTTCCATGTATTAATTATTTTTATTTTAATGTTGACAAGTTTAAAAAGTAAATTTTTTAGGTTTTACTCGCACTTTCAGTTGTATCAGTCAGAAAAAGTTCGGTCGGTTTTGCTTGTTCTGCTTGCGGGTCTAATCCAGTTTGACCCTTAATTGTAATCATATATTTTAGAAGCTGTGTGATAAATGATAATGTTTTATATGTGTTATATGTTTTATATGTGCCATCCGCATCCTCATTAAAGCTTAATGGTTGTGTAAGGTCATGCACTTTAGCCTGATTTTTCTCAATTATTCTGATAGTAACAAATAATTTAAAATTTTTTATTTTTTTAGGAATTGTTCTTCTCTCTAAAACAATATTAATATTATTAATATTGGATAAATTAATAATTGTTGTTTGATTCGTGATATGTGTTATACTAATAGCTTTGCGGTTGCAATCTAAAGTTAAAGTATATTTGTATTTATTTTCTGATGAATCAGAATCATTATTATAATTAAAATTATGTACGGATAAATCACATGGCAATTCCAATGAATACATCAATTGTATACAAAACATTAATATTTTGGAACCGTTAGAAAATATGGTTGGATTAAAATGAAACATTATTTCTTTTGATGGTGCATATGAATAAACAGTATTTGATATTAATAAGGGTTCCATTAATTGGGTTTCCAAATTTTCAAAAAGATTTTTAATTAAGTCATTCATACTCATCTGCTGAGTAACATTATATTCCACATAAGAATCCACACTCTTTATAAATAAAATTTTACATGTTTCTAATTTATTTAAATTTTCAAATGTTGGTGCAGTTAATATAAAGTTTTTTATTTTTTCAACTATCTTTGTATTGGGATCATAAATATAACAAACATTAAAAGACCTATAATCTTCTATTCCACCTAAAATAAATAATATATTTTCCTTTATGAATTCTTTTGAAACATAAAAAGCAGCAGGCTGTGTGACTGAGGCTTCATTTATATTTATTATATCACAAACATAACTTAAAGGTTTTAATAAAATTGCATTCATGTGATTTTTATTAAAGTATGTAATAGTACCACTAATATCCATATCCAATTCATTTAACTTACTATTAAAAACTAGATTAATACTTTCTCTGGACTTCGATTCATCTGGTTCATCTGTTTCATCTGACATACTTGTTTTATATGTATATACAGCCTTTGAATTTGATTCATTTTGTGACATATAACTCATGGATTGTATATCACCCAATAGTATATTAACCAATGGTATATCATCCGGATTAGTGCTATTATCTTTTATAATTAATCCCTGTTCAATGCCTTTGACTTTGCCTTTATCGTACTCTAAATTATAAACTTTAGGGTTATCTTGCACAATGGCTGGATTATACGAATGAATTATTGGTTTTTTGTTTAAAGTATTCGTGGGATCAATATATGAAATATGCATTGAATCAATATATATATCTTCGTAATCAATATCCGCAATATCTTGTAAATTTGATAGATTTTTACGGTAGAGTTTATAAATTTGAATACCAAAACTCATCAATGCGCAAACATTATACGAAGTAATTGTTAATATCATTTGTTTAATATAGCAACCAGTTATACATGTCTTAATTACACGACCATTAAAATGTGGTAATATTATTTTATCTTTATGACCCTCAATCATCATAAATATCCAATATTTTTTAATTAAATTTGTAATATGATTTGATGGAATTACTCCACCGATGGGTTGCTCAAAGGAATAAGTATTTACTTCTGGTGCAGTTGCACCATATAAATTAAGTTTTTCAATGTGTATGTGTTTAAGTTCATGTCTAAATTTTAATGAAAATAAATATTCTTTAACTGTGATTGTGGTTGGTATATTAGTATCTATCGTTAGCAAAGTACACTCACCAGTCTCATAAATTATTAATAAATCAGTGTTCTTATTAAAATCAATTGTAAGTATTGGATTGTTGCCGCCACTTTGTATAAAAGACAAAGTATGTTTTTTTTTTAATGGGGTTTTTGTTTTAGTGTGACTTTTTCTAGATTTAATTAGTTTTTTGTTCACAATATGTGTTTTTCGGGAATGAATTTGAATTTTTCTTCTTCGTCCTAATTTAATATGTGTTTTAGGCATTTTAGTTTTAACTAGATAAACAGAAAATAATTATAAAAGATGTATGGTATTATTTAGCTAAAAAAATACGATCGATATGGCATGTGTTTTTTGCAATGTCATGTGTTATCATGACTACATTCCAACCTTTATAATTTATCATTCTGTCTAAAAAGTATTGTAGATACAATGTGCGATTTTGTAGTACCCGTGTGTCATTGAATAGGCACATTGCTTGAGAATGTCCATACTCTAAACCAGAATCACAAATAATGCAATCATACCAAATCTTATATTCAAGTGAACTAGAATTATATGGGTTATATATTTTGTTATGAGTATTATCCGCACTATTTTTATAAAGTATAACGGTTTTTTTACCAAGATGTTCTAGATAATAGTTTACATAATTTATCATAATAGTATTAAAATCGTTGGTTGCAGGCATCTCAAGTAAAGGCAAATCCAAATTGACTTTTTGTCCTTCTGGGTTACATGTGGATATCATAACAAAATCATCGTCTTCCATTGTTTTATCAATTGTTTTATCAATTGTTTTATCAATTGTTTTATCAATTGCTTCATCAATTGCTTTATCAATTGCTTTATCAATTGCTTTATCAATTGCTTTATTATCGGTCATTGTTTTGATTTATGATAAGATTAAAATATTTCAATTTTTATTTTAAGGTTCTTTTTAAGGTTCTTTTTTTTGTTTGACAATTAAAAAATTGAATAAAAAATCTAAGAGTATTTTAATACTATATTAATCAAAATTAATGCTCGTTCCAGTTAGATGTTTTTCATGTAATAAAATCCTAGGCGATAAATGGGAAACCTTTAATCGCCGCTTAAGAGAAGAATTATTCAAAAGTGATATTACCCTTGAAGATTATGAAAATCAATTCATTGATCTCAGTGTCCCCGAATTTACTAAGACAGTCGCCGGTAAAATTCTAGATGAATTAGGTTTAATTCGCTATTGTTGCCGCACTAATTTAAAGAGTTGCATTGATCTCTCTGAGGAAATCAGTTATTAAAATAATTATTAAAATAACTATTAAAATAACTATTAAGAAAATTTAGAATTATTCCAATTTTTAGATCTAATTATTTTTATTTTTTATTTGTTAAATAAATAAAAAGTAATAATTTACAAGTATGGGTGTTATTAAAATATTTAATGGGTAGTGAACAAAAGTCCCATCATACCCATGGTGGTCATACCACCTAGTAAATATGGTACAACTGATGTAGTTGATTTAACGCACCATCCGGCTTTTGCATCAGGACCATTTAGAGATTTCATATTAAAATAGCTTTGATACATCAGGACACCAACACCAAAAACCAAGAAGAGTAATCCAAACATAAAGCTGCTTATTTTCTTAGCTTTTAGGAAATGATAGTTGAGTAATATGGCCATTGTAATACCAGCCATGAACAGCGAAAAGTATTCACCACAGCAATAAACTCCTCCAACTTTTCCGCTGGGTTCTCCAGTTTTAATGCATGATATGGCAGTCACGGCATCAGTTAAATATGATACCATGATACCAACAATGACCAATACGATCATGTTAAAGTGACCTAGAAGACATTCGGATAATACTAAACCGCTGGTGAGGAAGAAATAATAAATTATGGCATTCACAACAAATCTGGTATTAAACTGTCTACCATCGGCATACATATCGGCAGCAGCGATTTGGAAAAAGGGATCCGTGAAACCCGCATTATTTTGTCTGGCTGCATCTTGAACAGACATGTAATCAGTAAAATTTTCTTTAACTTTAACATGAAATACAAATTTATTAATTAATTGAACAGCGACAATAGCTAGAATAAGAACCCATGCTAAAACGGGTCTGTGATTTAGTTTAACACCTAAAAAGGACTTTAGCATTTAAATACTAGTAACTAGTTATTTTATTAAAAGAAAAAAATATTTCAGCTAGAAAATTTAAATTTAATTTAATATTTTACACCCTTGAAGATTTTAAATTATGTTTGATTAAATGTTAGTGGACAGAAAAAACATCCATTTTTAATAATTTCTTCATTGATCATTGGGTCTTGATTTATCTTTGTTAGTAAATCAGCTGGAAAACCAAACATTTTAAATATGTTTGCTTCTGCTTCTTGTATTTTATTTTCAGGATCAAAATCAAATTTTTCAACTGCATCATAATTTAATTCTTGGCCATTATTTAAGATCATTTTGTCTTTTGTTACTTTAGCTGGATATAGAGAATCCCCAAAATCGTCTGTTGGTAATCCCACTCGAGAATTATCATATGGAAAAACCCGTTTCTGATTGCCATCATCTGCAAAGAAATCTGATTTTTTTACTATTCCTAGGTGTGGACTCTCGTGTGCATCGTTTACAAAAATGTCAGCAATAGTTAAAAAATAATCATGATTAGTTTCAAATAAATCTTCTAGAGGAAGATATAATGTCTTTCGAATTAAATTAAATTCAAAGTCATACACTTCAATCCATTGATTATTCTCCACATGTTCCCTATTGCATGATAAGTAATTCCACGTTAACAACGTAAATTTTGTTTCTTTTCTAGTTTGCCCGTTACCACCCAGAATAATACATGGATTTTCAAAAAGTTGATCTAATTCTTTAATCAAAACATCATCTTCAAAGAATTGGATCTTGGCCTGGTGGTTAGCCGGTAAAAGATGATTATAATGCATTTTATTTTCTATAGATCTTTTTGGGTACGGTCTATATAGATATTGGTGATAGTTATAATTAGTGTATTTGACTGTAAATTTTCCTATTTTTTTACAATAATTTTTTGGTTCGACCGGTGATACTTTTTTCATTTGCTCCGAACGCGAAAGATTCGGATCTATTTTTAAATCATCGAATAAAGATTGCAGACTTAAATACCAAGTGTTATCCATTATTTTTTGTTTACTGTTATAAAGTATTGCACAAATCAATTTTATTATTATTAATCTAGGATAACTAGAAATGGAATTTAACAACCAGTTCTAGATACATTTACTTTTTTTAAAATTTTTAAAATTAATCTAGAATAACTAGAAAATAATACTTTGAAGAACTAGAAAGAGAATTTAACAACCAATTCTAGATACATTTACTTTTTTTAAAATTTTTAAAATTAATCTAGAATAACTAGAAAATAATACTTTGGAGAACTAGAAAGAGAATTTAACAACCAGTTCTAGATACATTTACTTTTTTTAAAATTTTTAAAATTAATCTAGAATAACTAGAAAATAATACTTTGGAGAACTAGAAAGAGAATTTAACAACCAGTTCTAGATACATTTACTTTTTTTAAAATTTTTAAAATTAATCTAGAATAACTAAAAAATAATACTTTGGAGAACTGAAATGGGAATCAGTTCTAGATACATTTACTTTTTTTTAAAATTTTAAAATTAATCTGGAATAACTAGAAAATAATACTTTGGAGAACTGAAAAGGGAATCAGTTCTAGATACATTTACTTTTTTTTAAAATTTTAAAATTAATCTGGAATAACTAGAAAATAATACTTTGGAGAACTGAAAAGGGAATCAGTTCTAGATACATTTACTTTTTTTTAAAATTAATCTGGAATAACTAGAAAATAATACTTTGGAGAACTGAAAAGGGAATTCAACAACCAGTTCTAGATACATTTAAAAAAATTGATTATCTTGGGTGTCAACTGATAGAATAATAAAAAAATTAATAAATGCCTGGTAAATTAACAATAATTTGTGGTCCAATGTTTAGTGGTAAAACTACTGAATTGATTCGAAGAATTAATAGAGCTAGAAGTATTGGATCTAAAGTATTTGTTGTACACAATCAAAGAGATACTAGATATGGTGAAAATTATATTTGCACTCATTTACAAAATAAAATAGCATCTAACCCGTGTCAAAATTTAAATGAATTAATTAATAATTCAGAATATAAAGAAGCGGATATTCTAGTGATAGAAGAAGCTCAATTCTTTGATCAATTATATGATTTTGTGGTAGATCAAGTGGATAATTACGATAAACATATTATTTTATCAGGATTAGATGGAGATTATCAGCGGCAACCGTTTCGTTGTAATGGTAATATGGATTTATTAAGGTTAATCCCTATGTCGGATAAAATAATAAAATTAACTGCATATTGTCATCAATGTCTAGATGAAACCCCAGCAATTTTTACTCATTTAGTAAAAGTAAAAAAAAACTTAGATGAAATAAAGGAAAATAATGGTATTATTTTGGGTGGATTAGATAAATTTAAAGCTCTTTGTCGCAAACATTATTTGGAGGTGAATTCTGTGGATGAATAATTAATTTCAAGCGGAATACAACAATCCAGCTTGACCATTTGTAATTTTTAAAATATTATAGTTTCTAGCATAAATGTTAACAATACCTTTAGGAATTGAAGTAGAATATTCCAGGGTTAATACAGCCGAATTAATCATTGAAAAATTCAGATGACCACATGGTTGAAATTTAGTTGGTTTTTGACTGAAGGAATAAGCGTAAATGTAATTATTAGGAATACAATTATATTTTTGATAAGGTATTATCTTTCTAAAATAATCAGCATCTTTTTTTTCAAATAAATCGTGACCATTAACTTGAAAACCACATTTTGAAAGTGGTTCTTCAAAATCTTCTGGATTATCCTCATCATAAACGGTTTTACTAAAATTAAGCCAATCATTAGTATTACTCACAGTATTAGCTCTATAAATCCAAAAAATGTCTTTAACAGGGTGATTAAGGAAAATATCAATGTTATCACCACTAGATCCTTGGTTAACTCCGTTACCATCTCTAATTTGTAGTTGTTCTATTAGATATCTATGTGATTTAGTTGCGAAAAATCGGCGTTCTTCTTTTTCTAGATAGATAAAATTGCAGTGTAATTGTCCTGATGTAATTTCAACTGTATCCGGTTTATTACTCATGACAGTACCAGAAAACCAAGCTTGACTAAAAGGTTTAAAATCAACTTTTATTTTAACCTCGTTATGTTGTAAAGCAATTAAAGGTATAGCTTGACTAGATTCCTTGCAAAACCAGAATTGAAGTGGTATATATAAAGTTACAGCATTTTCTTGACTAAATCTAGTATAAAATTCTCGTTTAGAGATCATTTGATTATAACCATCCTTTTTACTATGTTCTAGTTCTAATTGTGTAATTATATCTAAATATTCGCCAGTATGCCTATCAATCAGAATACCACCTATTTCAATGGAAATTTCTTCAATGAGGGAATGACCAATTCCGTTAATCCAACTGATACCACTGGAGAGTGCTGGTAATTTAATTTCAAGTATAAGTGAACTCAATAAATCACCTTTTCTAGGTATAACGACGGATGATTTTTTTCCAAAACCAAGACCTTGATCAAATTGTAATGGAACCGTTTCAGTTGAAAAATGAGCATATTGTCTATAAACACTTTTAAAAAAGCTGACTGTTGGATTACCTATTAATTCAACATCTTGTTTACCAACTGCTGCCAAAGCTAGAATAGATCCGGTCATTTTTTTATCTTTACAAAACGGCAAGATAAAATTTAATTATATTGGACAAAATATTAAATATAACTTTTTATTTTCTAGGTTTATAATATCATTTAAAAACATTCAAAATATGAGTAAAAAAGTGACAAAAGAAAAAGTTAATCATGATAAAACCAAAGGCGAAAGGGTTTCTGAAATGGTTGTCATCATGAAAAAAATTCATGAACTAGGTATTTCCGCAGAAACTCCAGCGATTATTAAATTTAAAGAAGTTGTTAGAGACTTTGTTGATACTGGACTATCTAGCAGTGGAAAAATACCAATGAAAGAGCATAACAGAATTATTGAATACATTTTAACAAATAACAATCTTAAGGAATCACATGTAACGCTCAAGTATTGTGAAGCATAATTTATTAAAATTGAAGTGATTTAACTTATTTGATTTATTAATATTATTAATAATAAAATCATATAAAACAATAATGTCTGATAAAATTAGTTTAGAATTTGATAAAAATCAACTTATTTCAAGTTTAATGAACGCGAGTAACCCCAGACCGCAACAAAAAGAAGAATCTGACCAACTTCTCGAAAAATATGTTAGTACAAGATTAAGAATTAATGAACTTATTCGTGAGAAAAAAAGCATTGAATTAAAAGATAAATTACTTATAAAAATTGTTTCCGCATTAAATAAGAATTATAATAAAGTATTGACCAAACATGAAAAATCCAGAACTCAATTAGAATTAAAAAGAATTGAGTCTAAACTGTATCTCAGTTTTGCTAAAGTTTTATTTAATTTTGTTGAAAGATTAACATTAAATCATAAGTTTGATCCCAAGGCTGTCTGTTCTATATGTCAAAACAGTTTAGATTATCAAAGTATGGAATATGTTTGTTTGACGCAATGCCAACATTATTTTCATGAGACGTGTCTTGATAAATATTTGTCGGGTGATAATGAAAATGATAAATGTCCAAATTGTCGTACTGAAATACATGATTTAAGATTGGGACATTTTAATAAAAAAAATGATAATACTGAGTTTGTTCATCACGATTTAAAATTTAAGTCTGTTTTGAAGAAATTTTTAGAAAATAGTTCCATGGTTGAAATTAAAACTATTGATGATCACGAAGATGCGTTGCGCATTTTTGATTATGATAATTTTGTTCAAAATCAAAATGAATATACTGAAGAACCCGATATTTTAGTTAATGATGGCAATTTGATTCTAGGTTCGATTATGTCACAATTTCTAGATGATGCTGAAGATAACGTTGGAAATGACGCTGAAGATAACGTTGGAGATAACGTTGGGGATAACGTTGGAGATGATGTTGGAGATGATGCTGGAGATGATGCTGGAGATGATGTTGGAGATGCACCCAAAGAAGTGCAAAAAGAAATAGAAACAATGTTATTAGCTTATGCAGGAGAACTAGACAATAAAAAAGAAATATTAGATAACCTAGAAATAGATTAATAAAAATTGATTAATAAAATTTGATTAATAAAATTTGATTAATAAAAATTGATTAATAAAAATTGATTAATAAAAATTGATTTGGTATTAAATTAAAATATTTGGTATTAAATTAAGATATGTCTTGGACTAAAGTAGAAAATGAGAATGGAACTATGTATTATCATCTCCCGGAGAAGAAATACAACTCTGAGAAACTTTTAATTTTAGATTTAGATTGGACGTTGATCCAACCTCAGTTGGGTAATGTGTTTCCATTGTCGGAAGATGATTGGAGTTTTAGGTTTCCAACAAAAAAAATTAATGAATATTATGCAAAAGGTTATAAAATTGTTGTTTTTAGTAATCAAATGGCAACGTTTGAGGGTAAACTCAACATTGATTTTGAAGGATTTAAAAGACGGTGGACCAATATATCGAATGGGTTAAATGTTCCTGCTTACATTTTGATTGCTTCAAAGGATGATTTTTATCGCAAACCTCTAATTGGTATGTGGGAATATGTATGTAGTGATCTTAATGGTGATGTTAAAGTTGATAAGAAACAATGTATTTTTGTAGGTGATGCGGCGGGTCGATCTAAAGGAGATAAAAATAAAGCAGATTTTAGCGATTCTGATCTTAAAATGGCTCTTAATGCCGGAATAGATTTTCAAACCCCTGAACAATTTTTCAAGGGAGAAAAGTATGACAAGGCAGCCGTTATTGCTCGTATTAATGCGAAAAGCTTTGATTCAGCGCTTTATCTTCAAAAATTACCTGAGATAAAAAAAAAAAATCAAAGTAATTGGGATAAGTTAGAGAAATTATTTACAGGTCAAATTAAGAATGCTCCCAGAGTTCTAATGTTTTGTGGTTCTCCATCCGCCGGTAAATCTTCATTAGGTCGGAGAGTTGTAGACTTTGCTACTGATTCTGGTAATAAATGGCAATTATTTAGTTTGGATATTATTAAAACGAAAGAAAAAATGAAACAGTTAATGAATAAAGTTTTGATGGATGAAAATGGGGGTGGTGTTATAGTTGATTGTACCAATGGTAATGTCAATCCCAGAACTGAATGGATTCAAATGGCTCAAATGTTTAATTCTTCAATTTGGTGTCTAAGACTAATTACTGAAAAGAATTTATCATTTCATTTAAATAATCTTCGTAAGGCTAGATGTGGTGCAGATCCTAATTATGGATCTAAATTTATACCAAATGTAGCAATTCATCGGTATTTTAAAAGTTATGAAGAACCTCAACTGGAAGAAGGTTTTGATGAAATTCTTAATTTTGAAGTTGAACCAATTTTTAAAACAAAAAAAGAAGAAAAGGAGTTTTTATTAAGATTTTAAAAAGTCATTAAAAAGTCATTAAAAAGTCATTAAAAAGTCATTAAAAAGTCATTAAAAAGTCATTAAAAAGTCATTAAAAAGTCATTAAAAAGTCATTAAAAAGTCATTAAAAAGTCATTAAAA